GCCAACCCCCGCCTTCGAGTACATCCTCAATCGCATCCCATACTTCTCGATCCGTCAGCCCAACCCATTCACGCTTGCCTAGCTTGCATATGCCGCACAGGCACTCAACCTGCTCTTGCTCTGTCTTTGGTGGTGCGGCGTAGAGGGGTATATCGCAATTGCTCGTACCCAACTTTCCCTTGTGTTTTGCTGAAATGATTTCTTGGTCATCGTCATCAAAATCAAGACTACTTGCCCAAGCCACTGGCTCAACATCACCCCACACGCCAACCTCCCCAACCTTTGCTAAATCGATTTCCTTACTCATTGCATAGCCCCTCTGCTCATTGACCTGACGTAGAAGTGAATCTCTATTGCTCGATGTAATTCCATCTCATCAACCCCTGCTAGCTCACAAAGGATGGGTAGATAGGCGACATGTCTTGCCAGTTCTTCTTGCCATCGGTCGATTGATGCCTGGGTTTCCAGGTCTTTAAGTTTCTTTTTACTCATTGGACTCACCGGCGGGTGTTGTCAGATGCCATGTCCTGAATGCCTTGTGCTTTGCCATAGTCTCTCTGCATTCAGTCGAAGGTGGCTTCCAACCATGTTCCCGCCAAATAGCTTCAACGGGACGAAACCATCTATCCGGTGGAATTTGATGGTCAATAAGATCAGCCCATGAGGGCATTTGTTTGTCTTCCATGTATGTTGACTCCAGTAAGGTAGAGAAAACGCCCCAAAAGCCCTCTAAAGGGCTTCCAGGGGCATTGATAGCGGGTTAAACGGTTAGATCTGGCAAGCATTCGCGGACAAATGCGTGAGCATGTTCGATATCGATAAAACGGCGAAGGGTTACCGTGTTATCGCTATCAGTATCGATCAATCGAACCGCCCAGGGCAGACTGCCTGAGACGTAGTAGACGTGACATGCCATGTTGTCATTGGTATCGACAAATAAATGATCATCCATGATGTACCCCTATAAGTTAAAAAATACTGCGCAAGCGAAGGCAATGCCGAAAGTGGCAGCAATGAACCAGTCGATTAGGCTTTGCATGGTTAACGCACGTAAACAAGGTAAGGTTCTTGGCCGAACAGAGTCATTGTCGCAACGACAATGTCTGCTTGCTCTTTTGTCATACGCTCAGTTTGATGCGGTTCGCCGTAGGCGTCCCAATAGAAGATTATGTACATGATGTTTATCTCCGTGGTTGTGATGCTGATCGCATCCCATAGCCCACTGGTTGCAATGGGCTATAGGCTGAAATCATGCGGCTAGTGGCATTTGCTCTTCTGCAACTTTGGTATCGATCAAGTAATCCATTGCAGCCTGAGCCTTGCTTGCTGCTTTGATAATGGCGTTTTTATCTTGCTTTAAGACTTTGAGCCAGGATTCGATGTAACTGGCATGTTGCAACTGACCATCAACGCCAGTTTTCATGCAAAGCATGGCTGCACCTAATTCAGCAATTAGCTCCTCGAAAGCATAGGCTTCGGAACCAAAGCGATTCAACAATTGCCGATCGAGCCTTGTTTTTGCTCCGGTTGCATGGATGCACTCATGTAAAAGCGTTGCATGGTAATCAGCAAGTGATCTAAAGCTACTAAGTGCAGGCATACCGATTGCATCCTTGGAAGCCTGATAGAACGCACTGCTAGCTTGCTGTACACCACCAGTAAGAGCAAGGCGATCAACTACAACCTGCACTCTAGAGTCAATCGAACCCTCTAGCTTGCCTGAGCCTTTCGAGAATGTTGCGCCTTCGATGTCAGAAGCATTGAAGACGAAGTAATGCTTGAGCATTGGAATAGTGGCGTTAACATCATTGCCGAGATCATCTTTTTTACTGATTGAAAGTTGCTTCCAAAAGATGATAGGAACGCCTTTAGAACCCTTTTTAACGCTCATGCCTGCATCGCTTGCTTGCTTGAACGTGAGCCAAGCATTCGACTTGCCAAGGCCTGCCATGCCAAGCCAAAGTTGATTCATGCCCCGATATACAGTGCCTGAAATCGGATTGTATGACTCGCAATCCTCATGCCAGGGTTTGACCCAAGGTGCAACGCCTTTTTCGAGTTCAGCAATGATGCGATCGGTTATATATTGTGCGATATCCATTTTTATATGCTCCATGTGATTAGTAGGTAATTAGGATATTAAGCATATGCGGTATATGTCATATGCTACTTATGTAGCATAGTGTACATATGGTAATAATTGCTTACATATAACCTATATGTTCCATGCCTATTTTTTATACATATATGTATATGTATGCCCTTTTATATGTCTAACCATACCTATGACCTTGACCATGACCGGATGTTGATATCGTGGAATACGATCAACCATCCGCCCTCCTATCGGTGTTCTCGATATCAATGGGGTCGCCATGTGCTCGCCATGACTGTCATCACCCCCACGTCCAACCATGCGTATGCGTAGTCATCATGGGTATGGGCATGATCGATACGCTGCATCAGATCGGCATCGGCAATCGGTCGATCCAATGGGGCTTGGGACCGGACGGGAGGTGGCCCCCCAACGCTCTTCCCCCCAAAGAAAAATGCTTTTTGGTATGCTGAGGTTTTGCTTAGGAGGTGATATGAAGATTGAGAAAGGTGTAGATGTGCCTAGTGAGAGGAAGCGGTTATCGTATCCATATGCACAGATGGATGTAGGGGACAGTTTCTTTATTAAAGATGTGGCATTACAGACGATATGCAATGCCAATTACAGGTATGGTAGTAAACATGGTGTGAAGTTTACTGCAAGAAAGCAAGACGGTGGTATAAGGGTATGGAGGATTGATTGAGCTTTGAAAAGTTAAAAAAGTGGATAGAGCGATATACGGAGGGTGACAAAACATATCCGTATCAGGCAATGATGTGGTATCGGGAGGAGCAGATGAAAAGGCCCTTGAATAAGGGTGAGGTTAAGGTGATGATGTGGTTGGAGAAGACTTATGGTTTGGACAAAAGTGAGTGAGTGTGCGAGTTGCCGTCACAGTCATCATGCGGGACAAATTTCGTATGAGACGGGTGAGGTGAGGATGTTGTTGATGTGCAGGTTGCATCAGCGATGGGCTGAGGAACGATGTTCAAAGTATGAGTATGAGCCAGGGACAAACGCTGATGAAGTTTGACTTAGATAAGTTCAGTCGTTTTTGCCGTGAGTTAACGGTAGAGACAAAAGAGATGGGAATGCAGAAGTTAGGCACCAAACTCTTAGGAACCCAAACCTATGTGATGCAAGAGATTGCTAAGGGTTTGCAAGAGGACAAGCATTTCTTTGTGATTCTTAAGGGCAGGCAGTTAGGGATTACTACGATCTCACTAGCATTAGACCTTTACTGGCACTTCTTACACCCTGGGTTTCAGGGGACGCTTACTACTGATACGGAAGAGAACAGAGACCAGTTCAGAACGACATTAGCGATGTACATGGATGGTTTGCCACCTGAGTACAAGATTCCGTTAATGAGTCATAACAGAAATCAATTGGTTTTGAAGAATCGATCAAGATTGTTTTATCAGGTAGCCGGTTTGCGAAGCAAAGGGTCACTGGGGCGTGGTAAGGCGATTACGTATTTGCATGGCACAGAGACATCGTCATGGGGTGATGAGGAAGGATTGGCATCGTTGTTGGCTTCGCTTGCCGAGCGTAATCCTGCAAGGCTTTATTTGTTTGAGAGCACGGCCCGTGGATTCAATATGTTTCATGACATGTACATCACGGCAAAGAGGGCTAAAACACAACATGCGATCTTTTGCGGATGGTGGCGCAATGAGTTGTATCAGGTTGAAGCGACCAATCCGATTTACAAAGTCTATTGGGATGGCAAGTTAAGTCCTGAAGAAAAGGATTGGACGAAAGAGATTAGAAAACTCTATCAGGTTGAGATCAATACGAGGCAAATTGCTTGGTGGCGATGGAAGATGGCTGAGGGTATAAAAGACGAAGCTTTGATGTATCAGGAGTTTCCTCCCACTGAAGACTATGCCTTTGTCATGACGGGTAGTTCGTTCTTTTCAACGAGTCGTTGTACAGATGCCATGAAGGTGGCAAAAAAAACCAATGTAGATAGTTACCGCTTTGATATTGGTCAATACTTTGAAGACACAACGCTTATGCGTTCGACTGAGCGCTTAGCAACCGTCAAGGTTTGGGAAGAACCCAAGGCCGAAGGCTATTACGTGATTGGTGCTGATCCAGCCTATGGGTCATCGGATTGGGCAGATCGTTTTTGTTTACAGGTCTATCGTTGCTATGCAGATGGTTTAGATCAGGTAGCAGAGTTTGCGACCTCTGAACTTAACACCTATCAGTTTGCATGGATCATTTGTTATTTTGCTGGCGCATATAGGAACTCAACCTTAAACCTGGAAGTTAATGGGCCAGGGCAGGCGGTAATCAATGAGATCAAAAATCTCAAGCGACAGGCAGCAACCCTGCCAGAAAAATATGGGACAGGGTTATTTGCGGTGCTCTCTAACATGCAACATTACTTATGGCGGCGTAATGACTCGATGGGTGGTTGGTCTAACTCCATTGGGTATATGACAACTGCAGCAACCAAAGAACGCATGATGGCTTACTTCAAGGATTATTTTGAACGTGGCATGATGGGTGTGTACTCTGAAGACACCATTGAAGAAATGAAGTCGATTGTCAGAGATGGCTCAAGCATTGCAGCCTATGGGCGCAACAAAGATGATCGGGTGATGGCAACAGCGTTAGCCTGTGTAGCTTATGCAGAGCAAGTGCAACCAAGATTGTTGGCTGCTCGCGTGACACGCAAGGTTGTTGCACTGCAAGCAAGAACCCCGCCTGAGTCACAAGTTGTTGGCAGGCAGATCAACAACTATTTGCAATACCTTGGAATTAAGCAAAGTGCAAACTAATCCGTACACTAAAGAAGCGCTTAAACGCATTATGAAGCGTTTTCTTGATGACCCTAATCGTGGTATTTCAATGGCACGGTTTGCTGAACTTGCTGGCATATCGCTTTACACGTTAAGGGATGTTTTTCTTTACAAAACCGTACCCTTGAGTGTTTATGTGCAACACCGTGTTGGTAAGGCTTACGAGCATGTAAGAAAAGGTGAGGTGCGTGTCATGGCTAAGGGCAATAAACGCTATGTTGAATACCGCAAAGAACCGCAACTTAAGTTAAGACGTAACACCCAGTTGGTACTCACTGCTGACGGTTTTCAAATCAAAACAGGGGTGCAGCTCAAAGGTGATTACACCCAACCAACCCTCGAAGAACAAATAAGGAGTCGTTATGGCCGTCGTTCATGATTACAAATGTCCAGCACACGGATTCTTTGAAAGCAATCAACCGGTATGTCCTCACGGCTGTGATGATGTGCAACTGGTGTTCTTGCAACCCGTTGGGTTGAAATCTGATAGCACCAAACACGCTGATACCACCATGCGTCAATTGGCTAAGGATTACAGCATGGGTGATATTAAGTCAGTGCGTGAAGGTGAAGCCCAGCCTCATGCTTTATTAAACAACAAACAAGCAGCCCGTAAAGACCATCCTTTTGCGTTAAAGTGGGGTAATCCTACAGAGATTGGCGGTTTTAATTTAAATTCAATCAAAGGTGAACAGGTGCAAGGACTTGCAAGCATGAGAGAATCGGGTGTATCGTTGCCTAAATTGCGTCCTTCCACGGTCATTAGAGATCACGAAAACTTACAAGTCAAAACCTAATGCGTATACCTGTCAATCCGATTGAGCGTGAGTTTTTCTACAATGACATTGCCAATAAGTGCATGGTCAGTTTGAATGAACGTAAGGCTGACTATCAGACGCTGCGCTCTTTTTACTTGTTTGGTTCTGGGCCAGACGAAGCCCCTGCACATTTCAACAAAATATTCCCGCACATTGATCAGCTTGCTAGCTTTCTTTACTCAGCAGAAACCACACGGTTTTCCATTACCCTAGGTGCCTCGGTCAACCAAGAAGAACAAACGAAAGTCCCTGTACTAACGCAAGCACTCAATGATGAGTGGATTAACAGCAACGCCGATCAAATCTTTTCTCAAGCTTTGTCATGGTCATTGTGTTTCAATTCCATGTTTATCAAACTGGTCTACAACAAAGGCATTCATCCTTATGTTGTTGAGCCAGGAACTGTGGGTGTCTTGCGTGAAGACAGTGCGCACACGGATCGGCAAGAGGCTATATGCCAGTGGTACTACATCACAAAGAGCGAACTCTACAATCGGCTCTACAAGCATCCAAAACGTGAAGAGATTGTCAGGCGTGTAAATGCGACAGAGAAGTCTTCACAAGAAATGCCGCAAGGTGTTGAGCGACTCATCATGTCGCAAGTCAACCCCACCATGTACGGTAATGTCAATTTGGACTTAGGTGGCGTGTCGCGTTACAGGGCAAGGGTGGCTGAAGAACTTGTCGAAATGAAAGAACTCTACATTTGGAATGATGAAATTGATGACTATCAGTTTGTCACCATTGCATGCCCAGATGTCGTCATTTATGACCGTGAAATAGCAAGTGTGTATCTCAAAGGTGAGGTGCCGCTTATTCAGGTCTGCCCAAACCCACAGTATGACTATTACTGGGGAATCTCTGAGGTTAGCAGACTAGTTTGCTTGCAGCAAATGCGCAATAAACGCATGAGTGAGATTCTTGATTTGCTTAATAAACAAGTAAGTCCACCAACAGCCTTGGTAGGCTTTATGGGCATACCGGATGAAAAGAACTTTGCATTAAACCGTGCTGGCGGCTTGCTTTACACCGACTCGCCTAATGCGAAGGTTGAGCAACTTGCCCCGCAAATCCCTAATGACCTATTTCGTGAGATTGACCAGATTGACAACATGTTTGCTGAAGCGTCTGGCATTGTTTCTGTCTTGCAAGGTCGTGGTGAAACAGGTGTGCGATCAGCAGGTCATGCCTCTCAGTTGGCTCGCATGGGTGCGTCCCGTGCCAAACGAAGGGCTTTAGTGGTGGAAGATGCTCTTGAGAAAGTAGCGACGATGTATCTCAAGCTCATGCGCAGATATGAAGATCGTAGTTACAAAGACATTTACAATATGCCTTTTATGGCCGAACAATTTAGCAATGATTTCGTGGTAAAAGTCGATGCGCATAGTAATTCGCCGATTTTTATGGAGGATACGCGCCAGTTAGCCTTCAGTCTTTTCAAAGCACAAGCCATTTCAAAAGAGCGTTTAATTGATTTGCTTGAACCACCTATGAAACAATTGCTTAAGGATGATTTGAAGAAGCAAGAGTTTAATGCTGCACAGCAGCAACAAACAACGGCTCCTTCTCAAGTTCCTACGCCCCAGAGTTCTGCTGGCCCTGCCAATATGCCACTTAAACAGGTAAAGTAATGCAAAAAGAAGCCTATCGAACAGCGGGTGATCAACCCAGAATGACTAAAGACTTAATGAAAGAAACGAATCGCCCCCCTTCATTGCAATACAATCGCAGTGCAATACAAGGTAAAGTGCGATCTAGTGGTACTCGACAATCTTCACGTTAAAGGAATATGCCATGTACGCACGTATGATGAAGCGTTCACGCAAGACCCGTCGCTAACCCCATCCTTAGCGACAAAAGGGTATGGCTGCTTGCCCGATTAACTAAGTGGCCGCGCCTTGATAGGAGAAAAATCATGGCACGCAAAGGACGTAAAGGCCGTCGGAAGTAATTCCGCTCTCTCCAGGGGGAGGGAGTCAAAACTATCCCCCATCGATTAATATTGAATGAGCATATGCAATGAGTGTCCCAGCAGACAAACTGATGGAAATGATTCGTAGCGATCAGGCTAAAGGCCAGATGCCCGATGACGACACGACGAAACCTGCGTTGTCGGGTGCTGAAACGCCGCCGATGGCTTCGCCCATGCTCACGCCTGAAGACAAGAAAGGCGATCAAGCCAGTGCAAAGATTAATGTGCAAATGGCAATGGACTTGATGCAGCAGGCATTACCTGCTTTTGGTTCTGAATCTGAAGAGGGCAAAAGAATTCTTCAGGTGTTAGGAAGTCTCGCAAGGGTCTTTGGTGAAACAGAAGCCAAGACCAAGGAATTGATTCCTGCCGAGATTATTCAGATGATTCAATCGCTGCCGCAAGCTGGCGGTGCATCTCCAGAGATGCGCGTTATTGCCAAAGCACCCATTGGGGGTACACAATCCCCTCCCATTCCGATCTAGGAGTTAATGATGGATTTATTTAAGCCGAGAGGCGCACAAACCATTCGCCGTCCTCTGGACAACAAGAAAGAGAACGGCCAGATTGTTAACCCATACCGTTACTCGGATTTTGGCGGCTTAAGTTCTGCTGCCAAAGCGGGGTCAAAGAACAAAATGACCTTGAGCAATCCTGGTGATACCAAAAAAGTGATCTAAAGACAAAGGGGCTAAGTCATGTCACTTGAAAACTTATCTGATGGCGAGATTCGAGAGTTGGCACTCCTTGCTAAGGAGTTGCACGACAATCCGGATACGCGCCGTGACGCGCTGCGTTTGACGAAGAAAATCCGGCAAGATTTGCCGATTCCTGAGTTGGACTTGCAAGATACGGTTGAAAAGACTCGCGCTCACATGCAATCAAAGATTGATGCCCTTGAAGCCAAGTTGCGAGAAAACGACGCTCGCAAGACGTTGGAAGAAAGGCGCAATGCTTTGAAGTCAAAAGGTAAAGTATCGTCTGATGACGAGATTAAAGAAGTTGAGAAGCTGATGGTTGAAAAGAAAATTGCCGACCATGAAACGGCTGCTGACTACTTTAATTGGATGAAACAAGCCGAAGTTGATAAGCCTACCCCGATCTTTCAAGGATCGCCTGTGCTTAATAACTTTGATTTGAAGAACTACTTTAAGAACCCGCAGAATGCTGCGCGGGAGAATGCAATGCAAGCCTTGAATGAGCTTCGCAGTCCGAGGCGACCAATAGGTTTGTGATGTACAACTAGGGGCTAGTTTTTTAGAAGGATTCAATCATGCCTATTGGTGGCGGTATTATCCCAGCAACGGGTACGAGTCAGTATAACGAACTGACATACGTCACCCGTAGGGCGTTCATTCCCAAACTGATCGTCCAGCTTTACAACTCAACCCCTTTGTTGGCGGCACTGCTTGCTAACAGCCAGACAGCCTCTGGTGGCGTTTCCTCAGTTACTGTTCCTGTGCAAGGTTCACAATTTGTGAATGCCCAGTGGTCAGACTACTCAGGTTCGTTTGCCCAGCCCTCCGTGCAGCAAGGTGCATGGAATGCTGAGTGGAATCTGAAACTGATGATTGCACCGGTTCCCTTCCTCGGTATGGAAGGTGCAGTACAGCAAGACTATGCTGTGATTCCTTTGATTGAGGCTCGCATGAACGATGCGACCAACGTCATGATGGATGCTATGGCAACGTCGCTCTATACCTCTGATGGTACGGGTGCTTACTCGCAACAGTTCACGGGCCTGCCCATTGCTGTTGATAGTGCTGGTACTTATGCAGGCTTGAGCCGCTCGACCTACACTTGGTGGGCATCAAGTGAGTACGCTGCTGGCTCGGTTAATCCGACCCGTCAGAACGTGCTTCAGTACATCAGCGGGACAGTTAAGAAGGCTGCTGAAATGCCAACCTTTGGCGTATGCGGCTTTGGCACATGGACGCTTTTGGCACAAGACTTTGTTGGCCAAGAGACTTACATGATCACGCCTGGAAGCAACTTTGCTACCGGTGAAGATGGCCCAGGTTCTGCCTTTCGCGCGTTGATGGTTGCTGGTGTGCCGATCTACCCTGATCCTTATTGCCCAGAGGGTACGCTTTACTTGCTCAACAGCAATTACCTGAGCATGTACATTCACAACCAAGCGCAGTTTGCGTTCACTGGTTTTGAATCAACCCTTCCCAACTGGCAGATTGGTTATGTGGGTGCTGTGTTGACCATTGCTGAAATGGTAAGCACCAAGCCCAAGTCCATGACCAAAGTGACCGGTTACAACAGTCTCACGCTGTAAGGAGCAGATCATGGCACTTGGTTTACCTAAGCTCATACTTGCGTCAAGTTCCCCAAATGCGGATACCGCAGGCGCTTACCTTGACGCGCAAACCGTTTCTATTGCTGCTAGTGGCACCGCATTGGTTCCAGCAGGTATGTACCTGTTTCAACCCAATGCAAGTGTAAAAGTTCAGACGACGTTTAATGACACGCCGACTTGGACAGACACTATTGCCGTTAACGTCGGTGGTGTGTTGTTCTCAGACGGTATTAACGTACGCTTTTCAAACACCTCGACGGCGCAGGCTGCAACCATGCAGTTGGCAACAATCAATGGTGGTTTGGCAGTAAGCGGTACTTACAACGCATCGTAATAGGAGTTAAGCATGGATGCCAACAAAGTCGGCAGTTTATTGCCGCAACAGTTCGGAGGTATCCTGCTTGGGAAGTTGATCGCTGCGAACATGAATGTGACCACCGATCAACAGATCACCATGTTTAGTAATCCCTCTAAGTTTGTGCTAAGAAGGATTGTGGTGACCAATGCTTCAACGTCACTGACCACGGCTGCTGGCGGCGTTTATACCGCTGTCAGCAAGGGTGGTACAGCAGTTGTTGCAGCGGCCCAGGCTTACTCAACGCTTACAACGTCAGCGCTGTTTTTAGACTTAACGCTGAACACGGCAGGTAACGCAAACATCACCGTGAAGTCGTCAGTGCCTAACCTGTACCTATCGCTTACGACGGCGCAAGGTGGTGCAGCGACTGCTGATGTATACGTTTACGGCGACATACTTGAAGCGTGATTTACGTAACGAACAGAGGGGGTCAACACGCTGAGGGCAGGTTCTGCAATCAGAAGTTTGACTTTCCTCCAGATCGTTCAATACCTGTGCCGCTTGAAGTGGCACGACATATTTTTGGGTATGGTGATGACAACAAAGAACCGTACTTGATTAGGCTTGGTTGGTTGCGCATGAGCACTGATTGGGATCGAGCGATAGAGCGGCTCAACCAGTTTCAGTTTACCAAAGAGCCAATTCGCACAGGCCAGTCGTTAGCCCCGCTGGTGGAACGAGTAGCCCCTCCTTTGGGTCGTCGGCCAAAGGTCGGGGCGAAATTCCAAGAGCAGGCTACTTAAGTAGATGGAGCGTTCATGGCAGCCACGTTTACGGGCTATATTGCAGAAGTCAGAAGGCTTTTGCATGATGCTACCGGAGTTTTTTGGTCAGACACAGAGCTGACCGACTACATCAACTCTGCCCGTGATCGCATTGTGCGTGACACTGGTTGTCTACGCTATCTCGCTCCAAGCACTGCCACCTACAATCAAGAAACGCTTGATCTGACAACAATCACGTTGCCAAGCTATGGCGCAAGCATTCTTGATGTGCTCAACCTAAATCTTTACTGGGGCAATACACGCATTCCTTTGCGTTACTTAGCCTGGACAGACTTTAATGCACAGTTGCGATTTTGGCAGAACTACACAGGCCGTCCTATTGGCTTTTCCCTTTATGGTTTGAACACCATTTACTTTGGCCCTGTGCCAGACCAAAACTATCAAATTGAACTTGATACGATTGTCTTGCCTATTGCCTTATTAAGCGACTCTCAGACAGAGCCAATCCCGTCACCCTACACATCACCCGTCAAGTTCTATGCTGCTTACCTTGCTAAGTACAAAGAACAGAGTTATGGGGAAGCAGAGATATTCAAAGCGGAATATGAAAAGCAAGCACGTTCAGTTATTGCTTCTTCAATGACGCGCCGTATGCCAACGTCATTCTCGCAGCCTTACTAATCATGGCCCAAACGGAACAGCGAAAGTCCTACCATGTAACCAAGGACTTCAAGGGCATCAATACGAAGGCCAATCGTACGGCCATCCAGGAAAATGAGTTTGCTTGGATAGAAAACGTCATGCCTATCGGGTACTCCAACCTGAAGGTCATTCCTAAAGAAAAGCGTGTTACTTACAGCAGTACCAGTTTTACATGGGGCGGCACAGTGCATTACATGGCACCAGCCAATATTGGCGGTGTTGCCTATATGTTTGCGTTCTTCACCAATGGAGGTGCGCAGTATGTCAACCTGGAAACGCCAACCGCACCCGTTACGCTGGCAGCGTCTGGGACATTCAGCGGAACAAGAACTCAGATTAGTCAATGGAAGAATGAGCGAATCCTCATCATTGACACAACTTATGGATACGCTACGTTCGACGGGACGAATCTCGTTCGGATCGGTTCGGTTGCCACCATCGAAGTCACCGCAGGTGGCTCAGGCTACTCATCAGCACCGACAGTAACGATTGGCGCTCCTAATCAAACAGGTGGCGTTCAAGCAACCGCAGAAGCTACGATCTCTGGTGGGATTGTCACTGCGATTACGATTACTGAGCCTGGTACTGGTTACACCTCTGCCCCTGCAATCACGTTTTCAAGTGGCGCAGCGACGGCAACGGCAACGATTATTAGCCAGCCTGGTACATCAATCCAGTCATTTTCAGGTCGAGTATGGATTGCTGATGGTAGAACCATCTACTACACCGCAGCAGACAGCTACAACGACTTTACAAGCATCTCTGCTGGCAATATTACGCTGGTTGATGCGACGCTTTATGGCGACATCACGCAGATCATTGCTGCAAACAACTTCTTGTACGTGTTTGGTGAGTCATCCATCAACGTGTTTTCAGACGTTCGCGTCAATACGCTTGGTGAGACACTCTTCACCAACACCAATATCAGCGCATCCATTGGCACAGAACTGTTTCTAGGTATCTTTGCCTACTTTAGAAGCATTCTGTTCATCAACAGGTACGGCGTTTATGCTTTGGTTGGCGCAACAACAACCAAGATTAGCGATGCGCTTGACGGCATCTTCCCGAATATTGACTTTAGTTCGACAGTTACGGGTTGCCAGACTCTGATCTACAACATCTTGGTGTCTGCATGGAACGTCAGGTACAACGATAACGGCACTTACAGGCGTGTCCAGTTGGTTTTCTTTGATCGCAAGTGGTTTATTAGCTATCAAGGCAATCTCACGCACATCAACTCATCACCTGTTGATGGTTTGATCAATGCCTATGGCGTTGAATCAGGTGGTGCGTTTTACAGACTGTACGAAGATCAGACGGCAAATATTGCCACTGAGGTTGTCACAGCGCTTTGGGACTTGAAAGACCCGATTCGGGATAAGCAAGCGCTCAAACTTGGTGTTGAAGCGACGTTTCCTGTGTCAGTAGCAGGTTCATTGAATATTTCGATTGATAGTGAGTCAAGAGCATCGACATCAATTGCGCTTGGTAATGCAGTTGCATGGCAGAACAACAGTTTTTACAATATTGCGTGGACAAATAACGCAGGAAGCACGTTGCAGTGGGTTTCTTCTGGGTATCAACTCACAGAAGGGTACAAGTTACTGAAGTACGATGCTCAGATGTATGGCAAATACCTTGGCATGACGGTAACATCCACGGCACCAGCATTTACCTTCAACGGCTTCCAGCTTGAACATGAATTAAGAGCGAGGTTCTGATGGCAAAGCCAGTAACAATCCCGAATACATTTGCCACGGCGACGACATCCATCCCGCTTGCCAACCTGGATGCTGATTTCACCACGGTTGCAACGGCACTCAATGACGCATCGACCTATAGCAACTATGCTTTAGATTCAGGCACAACTAATGCCTATGTGGTTTCGCTTTCTGGGCTATCAACGACGTACCAGGCAGGTCTTGCGATTCAGTTTCAGGCAACCAGTGCAAACACTGGAACCTGTACCTTAAACGTCAACGGCCAAGGTGCTAAGAACATCATTTACCCTGATGGCAGCACTTTGTCAGCCAATGCCATTGTTGTTGGTGCAATTTGCTCGCTCATGTATGACGGGTCTAGCTTTCAGTTGCTGTCGGTCAAGAATGCAGCAGGGGGCGGCGGAGGAGGTGGTAGTGTTTCATCTGTTGCGATGTCGGTTCCTGCCTTCTTATCGGTTTCTGGCACACCAATCACAACGTCTGGCACTTTAGCGGTTAGTTACTCTGGCACACCACTGCCAATTGCCAATGGTGGTACAGGTGCAACCACCGCTGCTGGCATTCGCGTCACGATTGGTGCTGGCGATGTCAATGGCCCTGCGGCATCGGTTGATGATGAGATTGCGCTTTACTCAAGTACAACGGGTAAGGTCATCAAGCGAGCAACTACAACCGGTATTCTTAAAGCAACGGCTGGCGTATTGTCGGCTGCAACAAGTGGGACTGATTATCTTGTTCCTGGCGGCGCACTTGGCACACCATCTTCTGGCGATCTATCAAACTGTACTAACCTTCCTTCTGGAAGCATTACCGGACTCGGTTCTGGCGTACTTACTGCCTTACAAACCGCTATTGGATCAAGCGGTGCATTTGTTCCTACAGGAGGTACAGGTGCAACCGGAACATGGAACATTGATGTTCTTGGTAATGCAGGCACTGTAACCAACGGTGTCTACACCACGGGCAGTTATTCAAATCCTGCATGGATTACAGCACTTGCCGCAACTAAGATCACAGGTACGCTTGCAATCAGTCAGGGCGGTACAGGTCAAAGCGATAAGACTTCAGCGTTTGATGCCCTAGCGCCTAATACAACCAAGGGCGACATGATTGTCTACACAGGAACGGACAATGTTCGTTTACCTGTTGGTACTGACGGTCAGATACTGGTTGCGGATTCAACCACGACTGAAGGCGTGAAGTGGTTTACTTCAACGGGTTCTGGAACTGTTACGTCGGTTGGTATTAGCCCACCAGCATTCTTGACGGCAGGCTCGCCAGTCACAAGTGCTGGAAACATCACACTGACTTATTCCGGTACGGCTATACCAATTACTTCCGGTGGTACTGGATTGACAGCATTAGGCACTGCCGGTCAGGTGCTGCAAGTTAATGCAGGCGGTACAGCACTAGAATACGGTGCGGTAACTGGAACGGGTGATGTTGTTGGGCCAGCATCGTCAGTCAATGCACAGATTGCCTTATACAGTGGAACGACTGGTAAGTTGATTCAGGCAGCAACAACCACAGGCGTGGTTAAAGCGACAAGCGGTGTTATTGCAGCCGCTGTTGCTGGCACCGATTACGTTGCACCAGGTGGAGCACTTGGTACACCTTCATCAGGCACATTAACCAACACGACTGGTCTTCCGATCTCAACGGGTGTTGCTGGTTTGGGGACTGGTATTGCAACAGCGCTAGGCCAATCGGTAGGCACTGCTGGCGCACCGGTTCTATTCAACGGCGCATTAGGAACACCATCAAGCGGTACGCTTACTAATGCGACTGGCTTGCCAATCACTACTGGCGTATCTGGCCTTGGCACTGGTGTTGCAACCGCATTAGGATTTACTGCTGGCACTGCGGGTGGCGTTGTTACTTATGATGGTGATGCTGGTACTCCTTCGGCAGCAAACCTTACCAATGCAACAGGACTACCTTTATCAACAGGGATTACTGGTACGTTAGGTGTTGCCAACGGTGGTACAGGTCTGACAGCCATAGGTACAGCTAATCAGTACCTAAAGGTCAATAGCGGTGGCAGTGCGCTTGAATTTGCAACACTGACGGCAGGTGATGTTAATGGGCCTGCAAGTTCAACTGACAATGCAATTGCTCGGTTTGATTCGACGACTGGCAAGTTATTGCAGAACTCTAGTGCAACGATCACCGATATTGGTCAGGCATCGTTTGTTGGTTATGCACAGGTTACGGCTAATACAGGTGCTGGTACATCAGGCTACTTAGAGCTTCAGTCTAATGACGCAGGTTCTGGTACCAAAACATTACGCATTCAGCCAAGTAATGCAGCTACAACGTCAACGCAGACTTACACATTCCCAACGGATTATGGCTCTGGCGGTCAGTTCCTAACGACGGATGGCGCTGGTGCGTTAAGTTGGGCATCTGGTGGTGGTGGTGGATCGGGCGGTCCAGTGCTTGAATCACAGATTGTGATTAGCCAGAACTACACATTTTCAAGCAATACAAATGGGTTATCAGTGTCACCTGTAACAGTGGCGGCAGGTTATGCGGTTACTGTTGGTACGGGCCAAGCCTGGATGATTTTAGGTTAAGGAAGCGAGATGAGTAAGATCAAATTCCAAGGTAATGCAAGTGGCACTGGGACGACGACGTTTCAGTCTGCCAACACATCTTCTAACACGACGTTCACGCTTCCTGGTACAGATGGAACGAACGGGCAGGGATTAGTCACTGACGGTTCAGGGACGCTGAGTTTTGCGACCGTAGGTGGTACAACAACCAATGCCTTGACTATGAACAGTGGCGGCGCTGGTGATGCGTCAGGAGCTACGTTCAATGGTTCTGCGGCTAAGACGATTAGCTACAACACCATTGGTGCTGCGGCCACTGGTGCGGCAAATACGTTTACAGCGGCTCAGACGTTTAGAGCGGCTAGTGCGGTTAGATCAGAAGCGGCTAGTACACAAGATGCAATCGTGGTTGCAGGCAGAGCAGGAGGTACAAGTTCTTATGCGGTGACACTAACGCCAACAACTTTATCTGCTAACAGGACGGTGACGTTTCCTGATGAAACATTTACGGTTGGTTATCGAAATGTGCCTGCTGTAGGTACAAAAACCGGTAGTTACTCGCTAGCAGTAGGTGATGTTGGTAAGTATGTGCAGATTGGTTCCGGTGGATCAATTACGATCCCTGATGCAACGTTTGCTGAGGGTGACGTTATTTCGTTGTTCAACAACACGACAGGCGGAATTACGATCACTTGTACGATTACCACAGCGTATATAGCAGGAACGGATACAGACAAAGCCACGATGACGCTAGCAACAAGAGGGGTGGCTACGATCCTCTTTATCTCTGGTACGGTTTGCGTAGTTTCTGGGAACGTATCATGACAGGGGTTTTGCTTTCTTTGTTAGGGGCAAAGACTACTGCTGCAATTCTTCCGCTAGATGTAGAGTGGTTAATAGTCGCTGGTGGTGGCGGTGGTGGAACAATGGGCGGCGGGGGCGGTGCAGGCGGTCTTCAGTCAGGGACAACGCTCTTAACTGTATCAACAAATTATTCAACGACTGTTGGTGCTGGTGGTGCTGCTGGAAATCTTAGTGGCGCACAAACAAATGGATCAGATAGTTCGTTTAACGCCACAACAAGTACCGGTGGTGGGCGAGGCGGTGGTGATGTAACTTCAGGTAGCGGCGCTCCAGGTAATGGTGGTTCTGGTGGCGGCGGTAATCGCGGAGGAAGTAACTTTGGTACTGGTACATCAGGTCAGGGTAATAATGGTGGTACTGGTACAGGAGCGCAAGCTCAACCATCTCCAGGTGGTGGTGGAGCATCTCAAGCAGGTGCAAATGCTGCTTCTAACCAAGGCGGTAAAGGTGGAGATGGTACAACTTGGAATGGCACTACTTATGCGGGTGGTGGAGGTGGTTCGACGCAAAGTGGTTATGGCAGCGCAGGAGCCGGTGGTTCTGGTGGTGGTGGCGCAGGTGGTGTAACGACTGGTGGCACTGCTGGTACTGCAAACCGTGGTGGCGGTGGTGGAGGTGGTGGTTATGTGTCGAGCCACTTAAATGGAGGCGCTGGGGGAAGTGGCGTTGTGATATTGAAATATCCAGACTCATACACTATTACGATTGGCGCTGGATTGACTGGGTCAACCTCGTCTGCTGGTGGGTACAAAACAACCACAATTACTGCTGGTACTGGCAATGTATCTTGGGCATAGGAAATAGGTATGGCTCATTACGCTTTTTTAGATGAAAACAATATCGTCACTGAAGTCATTGTTGGAAAAAACGAAGGCGAAGACGGTGTTGATTGGGAGCAATGGTACGGCGACTTTCGCGGTCATATTTGCAAGCGTACGAGCTACAACACAATTGGTGGTATTCACAACAATGGTGGTACACCGTTTCGCAAGAACTATGCAGGAATTGGTTACACATACGATTCACAACGCGATGCTTTTATTCCTCCTAAGCCGTTTGAAAGTTGGATATTGAATGCAGGCTCATGCCTTTGGGAAGCGCCTAGCGCTATGCCAACGGATGGTGAGATGTATTCATGGGATGAAGCAACCACTTCTTGGGTAGCACAAAATGGCTAACACCATCAACGCCACATCTGGCATTGGGATTGTCTCCACAGCAGACAACACCAATGAACTCATCCTGCAAACCAATGGCACGAATGCAATAAGCATAGATAGCAGCCAGAACGTATCGTTTGCACAGACGCTGAATCTCGGTGTAGCTGGCACGACCGTAGAACTTACACTTGCTGCCGCACTGGAAACCGTGACTATTGCAGCAACAGCCGCCACGGGTACGGTTAACTACGATGTGGCAACACAGTCAATCTTGTACTTTACAAGCAACGCATCTGCTAACTGGACGTTAAACATCCGTGGGTCTAGTTCAGTAACGCTCAATAGCCTTATGAGCAATGGGCAGAGCATAACCATTACTCACTTGGTAACCCAAGGTAGTACCGCTTACTACAACTCAGCGGTAACTGTAGACGGTACTAGCGTCACACCTAAGTGGTCAGGTGGTTCTGCGCCAACGTCAGGCAATGTGAACAGCGTGGATGCTTACACCTATACCTTAGTTAAGACTGGTAGTGGTTCATTTACCGTTTTTGCAAGCCAAACAAAGTACGCATAATGCCTATCTTGTCAGCATTTGGAGCGGCTAGAGCAATAGGCGGTCCTGTTGCTGGCAGCAGTGGTATTCAACAAGGTGAGTATGCCTATAGTTTTAATGGGTCTACTTCAGTTGTTAGTTATCCAACCAATGCTGCGTTTACCGCTGGCAGCAATAATTTAACTGTTGAGTTTTGGGTTTACATCACTGCCAATCCAGGTAGCGGTTCTGGCAATCGTTATGCCATTCTTTCACTTGGCGATGACAATCTTGGTAGCGCAGGCGCATGGGGTATTGGTATAGACAATGCCGGTAAAGTGAACTGGCGCAGGGTTACATCTGGTGCAGTTTATTCAAACATAAACAGTTCAGCTTCAGTCACACTAAACGCATGGAACTTTGTGGCTGTATCAAGATCGGGCAATACGATCTACATTTTCATAGGTGGTACTCAATACGCTGCAACCTCGATGAGCAATGCGCTCTCTTTGAATAGAGCGCCTATCATAGGACGTTGCGGTTCCACAAACTATTTGAATGGACAGATAAGCAACTTACGGTATCGCATAGGAACAGGCATTACAAGTTCAACAGTTCCTACGTCGCCATTGCAAAACATTACCAACACGAAGTTACTGACCTGCCGCAACTCTACGATTGTTGACAACAGTACGGCTAATAGCGGTAGTGCCTGGTCAATTACATCGTCAAATGTAACAGTGCAAGCAAGCAGTCCTTATTACCCATGAACCTAGACAACCTCTCCAATGTTGTTTTTGGTGACGCAGACGGCTTGCGAGAGATGATCTTTGAAAACGCACAGCAGCATCGTACGTTCTACCTACAACTGTTAGATCAAGATATCATCATCCCTCAGTATCCAATGGGTGATGCTGACTTAGATGATCTTGATGACTGGCTCTGGTCGCACTACCAAGAGCATGAAGCGCTTGCAAACAGATTGAGTCTAGAGAATCCGTTTGATTTGTTTGACACTGATTGGAACCAGGAAGATGATTTCTATGAATGGTTGCAAGGACATCTAAGTGTTCATCAATCAATTATCAATCGTTTAGGGCTTTAATATGGCTACATTTGCCGTCGCTGATCCAATAAGTAAAGTCGCGGCACAACTTGCCCAATACATAGACCCATCATCTTTTGGTGGTGCTTGGACTACACAATCAGGGAAAAGCAGTGGCCCAGGTTATGGTCCTGAAGGTTTTTTGCGAGTTATGGCAGAAAACTTTATCAACCAGACAGGGCTTACCGACCTGAACAAGCTGGGTTACGGAAAGATAAATACGCCTGAAAATGCCTCGGTTGTTCAACAGCCTACAGGTTACGATGAAGACTTCGTCCCAACTGGATATCAATGGGTTACTCCAACGGCTGATTTTGAAGTAGATCAAAACGGTTTTCTTGTTGCGGGTGGCTACCGTGGTTTAACACCTCAAGAAATTAAAACTGTTAAAGATGTTGGTAATGGTAGGTATACAGCAGACGTAGTAGTGGGGCGTGAAGGCTACTACAACAAAGATACAGGCAAGGCTGTCAAATTTAACGGTACGCTCGGTGGTTACGGTGAAGGCCCAGGCTGGACAAATACGTCACTTACATTCAAAGACGACAGGCCTGTTATTAAAACAACAGGTGAAGATTCGAGTGATTTAGGAACCATACTTCCTATCATTTCAATTGCGTTGTTAGCGATACCTGGAATTGGACAAGCCATTGGTTCTGCGATTCTTCCTACAGGTGTGTCAGCGGCAACGGCGACTGCTGTAGGCAATGCTGTTGTTAACGCTGGCTTGCAAGTTGCGGCAGGTGCCCCTGTTGAACAAGCGCTTACAAATGCAGCAGCTTCTTTAGGCGTATCTCAATTAGTTCCAAACCTATCTAGCAATTCATTTGTTGACAATGCTGTTAGGTCGGTTGCTACGGCAACGCTTACTGGCGGGGATGTTGAAAAGGCGCTTGCTAATTCATTGATAGCAACGGGTGGTAATGAAGTTTTGGGCAATGTTTCTTTTACAGGTAATGCAACGGTTGATAGCGGTATTGCCTCTGCAATTACAAGTGGCGTAATGGCTGCTGCGACGGATGGGGATGTTGCCCAATCGATTGCAAAAGGGTTTGCCGCTGGCACAAGCGGACAGATTACTAAAGAAGAAAGAATGGCAGAGTCAGCACGATCTGGTGCTGGGTTTGTTGGCGAGGTTGTAACTGAACCAACTAATGTTACAGGTGCTACAGGTAATGACACGGCAACGAGTGGGATTGGTGTTGATAGTGTTAATGCAGGAGCATCTCAAGATGATGTCTTGAATATTCTGGCGCAAGAGCAAATTGCTAATCAAACACAGCCTACAAATTTAGATGCAACTAGCGAGGCGGCTTTTCAAACATGGATTCGTAGTACAGATTGGTTCAAAGAGTTTGTAAATGAATATGGAGAAGAGCCTGATCTCAATACAAAAGATTACGATTACCGTGCTGCTTGGAAAGCTGGCGTAGTACCTGAACGCGACCCATACGATCAAAATAGATACCATTGGCCGTCTTCTTTGCCAAGCGGAGAGTTGCTCAAATCGGAAGATCACCCGACAGCATGGAAAGAATATTTCATGCGAGACACCGGAATAAATCCAGATTCAATTGGCATTAAAACAAAAGAAGAAGCAGAAAGATATTTGAGTAGTAAACAATCAAATGCAGAGCCTGCTATTGATCCACGAATAGTTGCGCAAGGCGTAACAGGTGGTCAGTTTGGCGAAGGTGGGTTGCTACAAACTGGAATGGACACTGTTTCTGGATTGACGGGACAAGACACAATTTTTGGTGGGCAAGCGGGTGGTGACAAAATCTTTGGCGTTTATTCGTTAACGCCGAATCAAACAGCATCTGCCCCTCGATTGGTTTATGACAGAGAAACCAATCAACCTTATGCAGAAGCGATTGACATTACTGATGTTGATAGCGATGGCAATGTATTAAAATTTAGTGTTTTTAGAGACTTACAAACAGGCAAGGTTGACTATCGCAGAGTTGAAGAGGCAGGCGATCAAATTGTTGTGCGTGTTTCACAACAACCACCTACATATTATGTAACAGACCAATCCGGCAATATTGCCAGAGATTCACAAGGCAATCCGATACTGACAGCAGAAGGTGCTGCTGTTGAAGCGGGTGAGCAAGAAGAGGCTAAAACAGATACTGCCACGGCTGGGCAACCGCAACTTAGTCAGATTGATCAAGATGTTTTAGAGCAAATACAGCGTGGCCAAGGACTTGTTAGCGAACCGCCTCAAATAACGGCGCAAGTGCCAATGCCAGTTGCACAAGATGTAACACAAGTTGTTAATGATGGTGGTGAAGACCAGATTGGTGGTCAAGAACAAACTTACATACCGCCTTCTGCGGCAACAACAACGCCTACGGTTACACAACCACCGCCTGATTCGACCTTTCAATCGTTTCGTAGGGTCGGTAGGTTCGGTAGGTTCGGTAATTTGAATGTAGCAGCACAAGATAGAACGCTACCACCTGCTCCCGTTGTTGACTCTGCACAAGGGTTGGTTGGAGAGTCTGTTGTTGTTGTTGCGGTTGACCCAGTTAACAACGCAGCGCTTGTGATTGATGCGAGTGGTAATACGTCTGTTGTACCTGCTATTGATAGTGCTACAGGGAATCCTGTCAATACGGGTGAGGCGGTAACCTTAACGCAAGACAATTCGTTGACTACTGATCAAGCAACGGTCGCAGGCAGTCCTGCTACTGATGTAGTAAGTGGCACACCTGTTGACACTGGTGTTGTTGACACTGGAGTCACTGCTCCTGTTGACACTGGAGTCACTGATACTGGTGCTGTTGATACAACGCAGGTTGCTATTGGCGGTGAAGCGCCAAGCACCGGCACAGCGGTTGTTGATACAACTGGAGGAGGCTTGCCAAGCACAGACGTTGGTGGCGTTGTTGGCGGTGAGCCTGGAGGGGCGGTAGATGTTGGCGAAGTAGGTGAGCAAGCGGGCGGTGATATAGGCGGCTTGCCTGGAGGTGACCTAGGAGGTGACCTAGGAGGTGACCTAGGGGGTGATCTAGGGGGTGATCTAGGGGGTGACCTGGGCGCAATAGATGCAGGATTGCCAACTGACACAGCAGGTGTTGGGGACACAGGTGGTCAACTTGCGGAGGAACCTTCTGTTCTCCCCCCAGAAGAAATTTATGATTCTGGTGACATTACTGACGATGAAATATTACAACTCATTACTGATAGCCTTGCTGGTGGCGTTGAGGCAGATCGCGGAGTAGAAGAAGAGGGTGAGGGCGGGCTTCCTACAGAAGACACGCGATTGACCATAACGCCAAGGGTTGTTTCAACACTGCCTGTAAGGGTTCCGGCAGGTCAACGTGTGCAAGATACTACCAGCATATTGCCAACGCGAGTAGCATTGTCAGAAGGTTCAGGTGACGACGTTTACGGTACACCAGAAGAGGAGCAAGACCCTGTCTGGAATATACGTTCATTGAAGCTCAGAAGAGCATTAAGGATTTGATATGGCACAGCTTGCTGCATTACTAAGAACCGATCTGTCGCGCATGGCAGAAGAGGTGAGACGCGCCGGTCGAGGTCGAGATACCATGCTTGCGCACATCACGCCAAAAGAGGCTGCGCTACTCAAAGCAAGAGGTGGCCGTGGCTCTATCAATCCGCAAACAGGGTTGCTTGAGTTTGAGCCGGAAGATGAGTTTGAATATTCTTATTTGACTCAGCAGCCAACGGCAGACTTTACGCAGCCCGTTAATATCAGCAATGCGCTCATATATAACGATCCAACAAACACAAACGAGCCAATACCTGAGAGCGGTGGCGCAACTGCGTTAACTAATGCGCAAGGCACGCGTAGCTTTGGTCAAAAACTTGGTGCGGTTGATCAAATTCTTGACACTACGCCTTCATACAGGCCTTCTATGAACTACGGTAAAGCAATGCCCAGAGGAAGTTTTAATGGCTTGGACATTGACCAAGGCTTTGGGGCCAGAGCACCTTCTCAGCAAATTATAGAAGCCGCTGCCGCCCCCCAAGAAAAAACAGATTTGCAAGGTTTGTTAGGGAAAGCAGGTGACGCATTAAAGTCGCCATTAGGAATAAGCGCATTAGCAGGCGGCATCCCTTCTGCGTTGCTAGCGGCTCAAGCAAGACGAGGTGCAGCGGCCACACAGCGTGAACTTGCAGCATTAGGTCAGCCAATTCGAGAAGCCGGTCAAGCAAAAATTGCTCAAGCTCAGGCAGGTCAGCTTACGGCTGCTCAACGGCAATCGCTTGAAGCACAACGTCTTGCAGCCATGCAGAATTTGCAAAGGCGTGGTGTTACTGATGCGACAGCAATGCAGCAGGTTGAGAATCAGTTGCAAGCTCAGAAGGCTAAAATGATTGATGATTTGCTTAACCAAGGCTATCGAGAAATTGCTCAAGGCAATGCTTACATCGAGCGAGGTATGGCTGCTGCGCTTCAGGCTAACGCCGAAGGCAGAAAATTACTCGGTAGTTTTGCAACAAATTACATGCAAATGTTAGCCAAAATGGGCGAGCAACAACAACCTTACACGACAACGACCGCTAGGCCAGGGAAGTCATGACTACATCAAGCAATGCTATAGATCGAATGACAGGGTTAGGCGACGATATTGCAAAAGTGTTAAGCAGTGCTCGCAAACCTCCTCAAGCGCCACCTCCAAATTTTCCTGCTGGAGGAGAGTTTTCTTCTGAACCAACAGGTTATACAAGAGATGTAGCACGACTTCCACAAGTAGAAAGTGCGCTTTCTGAATTGCCTCAGTTAAGAGCTAAGGCTCAAGAAGAATTTTTGCGTGGCACCCAGGCGCAGACAGTAGCAAAAGCTGAGGCGCAAAAAGAAGCCGAAACAATGAAGCGCGTAGGGCTAGAAAAGATTTACGAAGCGCCAGAAGTGCAACAAGAGACTATTGAGTTTAAGCCTACGCGCATGGAAATGGAGGATTACAAGGCCCTAGCAGGCTTGCTTGTTGGTGCGGCAGCAATCTTTGGCGCTGGTGGAAAAGGGTCTGCAATGTATGCCCTTAGTGCGCTTAACGGCATGATGTCTGGGTATAACAAAGGCCGTGCTGACTTATTCAAGCAGCAAGCGCTAGAGTTTGATAAAGCCATAAAGTCTGTGCAAGAAAAAAACAAGCAGGCTTTAGATGCTTTAGCCAGAATGAAAGAAAACTTAGTCGCGAAAACCGATGAGTTTTTGGCTGAAAAAAGTCAACAAATTGCTATTGATAGTGGTGGAATTCTTGCTGCTCAGTTGCGCATGAATGAACTTGATGCGGCAGAAAAAACTCTAACAAACTTGCAAAATGGAATGGAAAAAAGAATATCGTCTCATGAGGCTGCGATGGCTAGAAGCGCAGAGAGAGAAGAGGCTAGAAAAGACAGGATTGCTTTTCAAAATGCTATGTTGTCATTAAGAGAAAGAAACGTCGCTGTACAAGAAAAAAAGGAAAAAAGTCCAGAAAAAAATCTGAAACCACCTCCAAAAGAAATTGTTGCGCAGAATCAATTGCGTAATTCGTTAATACCAAAGTTGGAAGAGGCCTTGCCCGTTCTTGACAGGATGAATAAAGAGGGTAAGTGGAGCACGATGACGACGTTGCTAGCGCTAGGCCAGTATGGAACTAACGCCGCAGAAGCGACGTTCAAAGATGATCCTGAAGCGCTGAACTTAATACTCACGCTTGCTTACTTTAGATCAAAAGAGTTTGAAACTGCTGGTAAAGCGCTCACTCGAAAAGAAGATCAAATTCTTGCGCCGATTGTTCGTGGCGACTTGCGTGTTTACGAAGGTATGCGTAATGCTATGAGTCAAGGATTGAAAACTCTTAAGCAAGAGCAGGCTGGATTAGAGAAAACCTATCCTTACTTGGAAGCCTACAACAAAGCGTTTCGAGGTGATGCTGCGGAACCAAGTGCGCCGTCTAAGCAATTGAGTGAACAAGACCAAGCTGCTCTAACCTGGGCGAATGCTAACCCGTCAGACCCAAGATCAGCGGCGATTAAGGCAAGATTAGGAGTTCAATAATGGCTTTTGATCCAGATGCTTATTTGTCGCAAAAACCTTCTGCTGGGTTTGATCCAGATGCTTATTTAGGGCAAAAACCTTCCCGCGAAGCAGAAATTCCACCGTCTAATGAGCCAAAAAAGCAGACTTATGATTTGCTTGGTGGTATTAAGGAGGTTGGAAAAGCAGGGTTAACAGGTGGTTTAGCAGGCATTTTCACGCCAGAAATTGTCAAGGGTGCTGGATACGGCATGATGGCAATTCCTCAATTGCAGCGATTTGCACCGCCCGTCATTGAGGCTGGGAGGTCAATGAAAGGTCTAGCACCACGCGCCAAAGGCTCTGTTGCAGGCGGGATTGGCGGGACAATTGGAGAAACCGCTGGGCAAGCAGTAGAAGCCTATGGCGGCACACCTACGCAAGCAGAGGCTGCAAGGTTTGTTGGCGGGATGGCTGGCCCAGAAGCCCTATTCCAAGTTACAAGACCGTTTACCGCAGCAGGTGGTTATGGCCTTTCTTTATTGGCTAATAAGTTAGGCGTTCCTATAGGTACAACCGCAAGAACCATAGGGCAGATGCTGCAAGAAAAAGGTGTCACAGATGCCAATTTGACACAGCGTCAGCGCGAGTTTGTGCAGCAAAAGATTCAGTCAATTAGAGGTGGCGCAGAAACGACGCAGCCCATGAAAGACATCATGAGCATGTTGCAGCAAGCCTCTCAAAAGATTATTCGTGATGCTGACGAACAGGCTAAAGGATTAGAGGCTGAAGGCCAGAAGTTAATAGCGCAAGCGCAGTTTGCTGGTGGCCGTATGACGCAAGATGCAATGATGCGCATCAGTAAGTTGCAGGGTCAGTTTAACGAAGCCGCTGACCGTGTGCGAGAGCGAGCAAAAAAGCAAGGTGAATTTGTCATTGATCAAGCTAATGCAACTGCTAAAGAACTTCGTGATGCGGCTGCTAGCAAGGCCCCTGAAGTTCAAGCTGCAGCAAAAACTCAGGCCGATCAGATAATCGCTGCCGGAAGGAAACAGGCTGACGATTTGACTGCTCAAGCAAAGCAACAGTTGCAACGATTGAGCGAAACAAGAGATAGTTTGCTTAAAAGCATTCCAGCAAGAAGAGAAGCGGCTGGGCAAGAGATTGGTGCTGTTGGTCAACGGGTAACGCCTACAGACCTTGGAACGCAATTACGTGATCAGTTTTCCAAAGTTTTTGGTGAACTCAAGGCGGTACGCGAAGCTAATGTTAAAAAGTACAAAGACGAAGCATTTTCTGCTGCGTTAGCGAAAGAACAGGCAGGGACTCGATACAAGCAAATTCCTGAATTCGATAACATTATTCAAGAAATTACTGATGAGATTGTTGACCCGCAAACAGGTCTTGCTAGAGCGATACCAGAGCAACGCGATCAGTTAACAAAAGTAAGAGATTTACTTGTCAGAGGTATTGGACGTAAAGACCCTCAGACAGATCAAATCAAATATCAACCATTAAGTTTTAATGGCTTGGAAACCTTAAGAAGGCAGTTGCGTGATCGAGCGTCTGGCTTGCCAGCAGAAGGTTACGATGCAATCAACCAGCAGCAAGCGAGAAGGCTTGCCGAGCGTGTTGAAAAGATCATGGAAGACTTTTCTCCAGGTTTAAGAAAGTATCTTGATCAGTATCGACAAGACAGTCAGCCATTAAATCAGTTCAAGAACAAACTTGGCAAAGCAATGGTTGGTGTAGAAGATTTTGACTTCTCTCAATTCGTTACTGACCCGTCAAAACTTGCTGGTGCTGCATTTAGTTCTGCAAGCACGGTGCGACAGCTCATCAACACCATTGGCGAGCAACCGTCTGAACAGTTTGCACGTTCTTTTCTTGCTGACCGCATTCGAGGTGGCACAGCGAAAGATGTGCAAAAAGCTATTGATGACAGTCGAGATTGGATTGGCATCTTTCCTACGTTGCAGAATCAATTGGTGCAGGCTGCAAGAAATGTTGGCATTGAAGAGCGTGTAATAGGAAAGAGAGAGTCATTAGCCAAGGCGTTGCGTACCAAAATGGGTACGTTCCCTGAGCGTTTTGGTCAGATTGGGCCTGCTGCGAAAAGAGCGGAAGAAACTGCACTAAGAGAAGCGCAAAGAGCAGAGTCTGAGGGGGAAAAGGCTGCGAAAGGTCTTTTGTCTGAAGCAAAAGAAGCCGCAGGAAAAGTTGAGTCAGAAGCCTTGACTAAAGCAGGAGATATTGCAAAAGGAACAGAAAAGCAAGTCCGCCAATCCGCTAAATCCGTTGCAAGGCAAGCTGGAAGAATTGAAGAAGAAGCTAAAACAGCGGGTGGAAAAGGTTTGACAGAAGCAGGGGAAGCCGCTGGGGAATTAACAAAAGAGGCCGCTGGCGTTCGTCAGTCGGCAGAGCAAAAAGTCAAAGTAATTCTCGGTGGTCAGACACCCGTTGAAAGGGTAAGAGACTTCTTGCTTGGTGCTAAGGCTGAGGAATGGGCGCAGATCAGTCCTATCATCAAATCCACGCCTGGAGGTCAGCAGCGACTTGCTGATGCGGTGAGTCAGGTTATTGCTAACCGTGCCGAGCAAAGCCTTAAAGGTGCCATTGCCGACATGAAGCTCATGCGAGAGAAACTTGTTGACAATGGTCTAATGTCCCAGGCAGATGCCGATAAGATCGTTGATCGCCTGCAAGAAATATTTGTTACGCCAATGGCAGAGAAGGCTCGCATTACGATGGCACAGCGCATGATTAGAAATGCGATTGCAAGTTATGCAGCCCCTGGTGTTCAGCGCGGTGTTAGCGCATTGATGGAATAGTTATGAGTCGAAAGAAAAGCGGCATCAATCCAGCACTAGAGTCGGCGATTGCCAAACTCTTGAAAGATGTCATGGATGATCCGGCAGCATCATTGACAGATAAGTCGAGAGTGATTGACCGTGCGTTGAAGTTAGAAGCGATACGGTTGAAGGCTACATCTGAAGATTGGGGTAGTGGGTTTCTTGATGGTGATGACGATGAGTCATAGAATAGTGCTTGCAATATCACCAATAGGGGCTAATCATGACTTCACCAATCACCATCATCAGGGTGGCTATCGGCGTTTTAACAGACAGGATTCTTACCGTACTTGCTTTAGCGATGTCCTTTTCGCTCTTTTGCTGGGCCATGTGGGGACCAGTGATTGAAAGGATTGTGATCGCAACAGGTTTTGCACTGCTGGTGTTTTTGCCAGCGCTCATCAAGGAGAAGCAACGTGATTCAACTCAAAGTCAGCAAGCAAGTGATCCAAGTGGGGAGCATGGAGCACCGTAAGCCAGCCCTCCCCACATTCCCGCTGATGAAGCAGAAGTACACAGCACCAGGAGTGCCATGCTACGGCACCATGACTGCTGCCGAGCAATGGGGAAAAAAAGATGGCAAATAATATTGCGTTTCAACCGATGGGCAAGACCTATCGATTGAATCTCACAACATCATCTGCTGAGTTGGCAATCAATGCTTACACGCCTTGCAATCAAGTGCGTGTGCATAACGGCACAGCAGCAGAAGTTGCGGTTCGGTTCTCTCAAACGACCGGTGCAGCAGCGGCATTTCCCGTATCAGGAACGCCATCAGATTCTGTAATCATTCACAACAATCAAACAGAAGTGTTCACCGTGCCACAAGCGTCAATTACTGCACAGTCAACGCTTTATGTATCTGGCATTGTTGGTAGTGGAACAGGGTATATCTACATTACTCCAGGCGAGGGTTTGTAATGGAAATCTCGCTATCAGTTGTCTTGCAAGCCTTGATAGGCGCAGGTGCTGGTGCTTTTGGTGCTTATGTGGCGATCCGTTCTGATCTTGCAGAACTTAAGGCTAGGGTTGAAGTGCTGCATAGTGCAACAGATAAGGCGCATTCGCGCATTGATCAAATCCTTAATAAGTAATGTTTGATCTGCTTTCAGGTGGCTTGTTAGGTTCTATCTTTGGTGGCCTATTCAGGTTAGCACCAGAAATCTTAAAACTTCTCGATAAGGCTAATGAGCGTAAGCATGAGTTAGCCATGTTCCAATTACAGACTGATCTTGAGAAACTTAAAGGTCAGTACAGGATGGAGGAGAAGTATGTTGACTACAGTGAGCAACAACTTGATACCATCAAAGCGGCCTTGCAGGAGCAGAGTCAGACGGCTCAGTCAGCAGGTTGGTTTGTTGCTGGCATTTCTGCGTTGGTTCGTCCTGGGATCACCTGGGCAATATTCAGTATGTACGCTGCCGTCAAAGCGGCTGCGATTACTCTTGCGTTTCAAAGCGATGCGTCATGGGCAGAGGTCTTGACAAAGACTTGGGATGAAGATGACTTTGGACTCTTCACCATGATTCTCACATTTTGGTTTGTTGGCAGAAGCATCGAGAAGTACAAGTGAATGAGGCGCTTGAGCTTGCCATCAATGTGCTTATCAAGCCCTTTGAAGGCTATGCTCGAAAGATGCCTGATGGTGGTTGCTGTGCTTATCCTGACCCCGCTACTGGTGGCGACCCTTGGACTATTGGTTTTGGTAGCACTGGCAGTGATATTCGCCAACATACTGTCTGGACAAAAGAACAAGCTGAAGATGCCCTTCAGGCGCATGTCAGGTACTTCGTATCCGGATTGGTAAAACTCTCACCGAGGCTTCTTTCTGCAAGCCCTAGACGTATTGCCGCGGTGATCAGTTGGGCGTATAACCTTGGTCTAGGCAACTACCGCATCAGCACGTTTAAGAAGCGTATAGACGCATCTGATTGGTCTAGTGCAGCAGAGGAGTGCCTGAAGTGGAATAAAGCGGCAGGAAGGGTGCTTCCTGGACTTACAAGGCGCAGACAGGCAGAAAGCATGATGATGAGGTAAGCATGGCTAAAGGAACGAATCTGAGCGTTGGAAGGGGAGAGAAACTCTCTGTCAGCAAAGGTGCTGGACTGACTGCCAAGGGTAGGGCTAAGTACAACCGTGCCACGGGAAGCAAACTCAAAGCACCAACGAAAGACAAAAGCAATCCAAGGCATAAGTCCTTTTGTGCTCGAATGAAGGGTGTTGTTCGAAAATCTAAAGGCCCTGCAACTAGGGCGAGAGCTTCTTTGAAGCGATGGGGGTGTCGATGAAAAAGGGTCTTTACTACAACATCAATAAGCGCAGGCGTTTAGGCTTGCCAGCTAAGAAGCCAGGACAGAAGGGTTATCCGACCAGAGAGGCTTTTATTCAATCGGCAAAGACTGCCAAAAGAAAACCCCGACGCTAGGTCGGGGAAAGAGGATACAGCTTCAGTGAGGCTATCTGCTTGCGGTTGCCTCAACCGCTAACCTACTGGCAGACTCAGCGGAGACACTAGAGTTCATTCTGGAGTAGTTTGATCGCATCGTCAAGGCGCATGATGCAAAGTGATTCTTCTCCATCTGCTCGGCATACCACCACCGGTGTCTGGCCTGTCGCTGCTGCACTTGTCTTAGCTTGCTGCATCCATTCGTAAACACCAATCTTTCTCCTTCGCTTGCATTCGATCATAAATGGCCCTAGATCGATGTCAGAGCCACCATCCCTTGCTTGACCAAGGACACGGATTACTTTGGTTCCCAGGCGCTCTGAAAGCGTTTTACAGACCTCTCGCTCATAAGCAGCACCACGGTCTTTTGCCAGTTTGCTCAAAAGTGGGTGCTCCTTAATAACCGATAGGCATGTCCACGGATTTCATTGTTGACGGCATAGCCAAAGATGTCTGGATCACATAAGGCTTGGAGGAAGTCATCACGTTGCCTAAGCATGTGCTCAAGCCTTGCACAGTGGCTTCTGAGTTCCTCATTGAGTGCTCGGAGTGTTTTCACACGCTCATCATCCACTGTGTTCATTTAGCTCACCTTCTTGAGTCTAATGGGCACTTGCCTGTCATCAGCAAAGACTTCATGGGTCGAGAACCGGAACCCACAGACGTTGCACTTACGTCTGCGAAAGTTCCAGTAAAACGCTGGATCGCTTTCCAAGAAGAATTGCCGAGTCTCAAGCACGATGGTTTGGTTATCCTCTTGCTTAGAGTGACACTTTGGACATTTCATCTTCCCACTTCTCCTTGGTCTTGCTCTCCAGCATGGCGATTGCCATCCTGTAAGCCTCATCAGCCACGGTGGTATGTGGTGATGCCGTGAGAGAACCTCGCATGATCATGGCTTGCATAGCCAGCCCTGCAAAGAAGTCAAGTCTTGTTGTAGGATCAGAAAGGGATGTCTGAGTCATCTTTGCCATAGGTCACCTCTTTAGCAGGCTTGGGTTGATAGGGTTTGCGATAGTTTGGGTCTTTGACAAAGGAATCTTCTGTAAGCCTGATGAGCAGGCCATAGTTGGTTTGCTTTCCCCATGCTGCAATTTTGAAACGATCACCGGGCTTGAAAGTAACTTCTCGATCAAAGACATACTCACCCTTAAAATTTGGTGCTTTGCTGCCTTCTGGTACTTCTTTAGAAAGCAATGCGCCTGATCCAGGTTCAAGCGACTTAAGAAATTCAGACATCTTCGTTTCCTTTGAATAAGTAATATTGCGCTACCGTTTTCTGTCCCGCACGGTATTCACGGGTGATGATGTTGTGACCTTGTCTGCGAAGTTCCTCTACCCTGGCAGCAAGCCGAAAGCACCCTAGATGGTTCAGTGCTTCCAGTGCCGTAATGGGACGGCGTTGCAGCCAATCCAAAACGGCCTCTGTCTGCGTCATACGTCCACTACCAGGGTGTCTACTTTTGGGAGGAATAGTTCTTCACAGTGCGTTTCTTGAACTCGCCTAATGAAGCGCTCTTTTGCATCCCCGACAAACTGATCGTAGATTGATTCATTCGCGAGAAAGAAGTCGCGAAGTTTCTGATTCTTCGCCTCCGTGTCCAACTTCTTGTTGCTTGCAATCCTGCCGATCATCCCAAAGAACCCTGCCTGCCATTCCTCTTCATCGTCAAAAGAGTCATGCACTGCACCGTTTGGAAGCATCAGCTTGAAAGCACCTTCCTTGGCCTCAATGACCGTATCAATCGGTGGCAAAGGCGTAACAGGCGGCAGGTCAACCTTGTGATACTGGTTGCTAGGAATCGTGTCCAGTTCAGTCTCATCGAGCATCCCCAATCCACAGTGGCCCAAGACAGTGCGTCGAATGGCTTTAGTTGTTGCCTTCATGAAGGCGTTGCAGAGTTTTTCTCCTGAAAGACCTTCAGTTGGTACTGCTCCTTGATTCTCTGTAAATCTTCCATCCTTGCCAGTGACTCGGACAGATACCACATAGACACCATCAAATCGTTCTTTTGAAATAATAGAAGTGGACAATCCATGCACAGAGGCAAGTTGCTGTGTGCATCCTGCGTTTGCATACAGCACCTTTTTTCCATTAAGTAATAGTAAATTGAACGGCTGTGCTGACGAATCGAGCCCAACTTGCTGGCACCGGTAGTTGTAGTAACTCGTAAGCTGGCCTTCTTTGAGTCCACTCAAGTCTCCACGAAGAACGATTGAATCGATGATCGACTGATCAAGTTTTGTTGGATCGACTAAATTACTCATGAATGTTCCTCATGATTTCTTCCATAAATACCGATACTTTGTCTTTGGTTCTTGGGTTCAAGATAAAGCCACCGCTTGTAGAAACAACCATTGTTTTCTCTGGATTTACTTGGTCGATATTGTTCCAAAGCAATTTACCTTCGATGCAGAACTTCCCAAATTCAATGGCAGTTTCTTGTGATTCGCAAGAACGCAAAAGACGAACGATGTCTTGATCAGTAAATCCAACCTCTATCATTGCATCCATAACGTCAATGAAATCTTTCATTTAAGTAAAAACCTCCTTGATCCAGGTTGTTCTCTTTGAAAGCGGTGGTAAACCTCTGGCATTTCTCGCTGCAAGGCTGTTGAATCAAACCGAACAGACCCTTTGGCTTGATTCCAAGTTGCAAGCACTCGACCGTCAAAGGTAAGCAGAGTCCCTGCTTCACGCATCGTCGCTTGAATCTCTGCTTGCAGTTTGCTTTCCTCTTCTTCATAGCGCTTTAGATGCGCTTTAAGCTCCTTCAGGCGCGTGCAAGCATCTTCTAAAGACTGATTAGCCATCGTGGCCTGTCCATTGCTTGTAGGCCATAATTTGCGAGCAGACTCTGGTGTATCAGGGGTTGGTGGTGTTCTGGTCTGGATCAAACCCCATAGCTCGGCTTCTGTCTTAATTAGCTCTTCCATTTCTTGCTCAGGAATAGCTTGATCAAAAGTGACTAGTTCCTGGCCTCCAAAGAGCACAGCCAGTATGACTCGATTGACACCATGCACTGCTGCTTCATGGATGCACTGAGCACGGTCTGCCAAGGGCATAAGCGTTTCATCAAACTGGTTGCGTTTAGATTGGTTGTAGTTCTTCACTTCGATGAGCGTCTTGCCATCCTCGCTGATGAAATCAAAGTGAGACTTCATGAAGGAGTGCTTCTTGTGCTGAAGTTCGTAGTCAGCTTCTTTGATGTTGAGTTTTAGCCGGTGAGAGACTTCTCGGCCAATCACGTCTTGCAGTTTCAGTCCCCACTGCACTGCTTCGATGTGGCTTATGTCTTCACGTTCAGTCTGCCCGATCTTCTCGAGGTAGACCTCACAAGACTTACCGTCAGCGATCTTTCTGGCATCTGTTGCCCAGATTGCTGATCGTCTGTTGGTTGAAGAGAAATCTTGCAAGGGTTGGTTTAATGTCAGTTTTGTCAGTTCTGCTTCAGTAAGTACAGGTAAGATCACTTGCGTCTCCATAGGTTTTTCAAAATCGTCCAGAAAGTTTGGTTTGTGCATAACCGTCCTTGGTTACAGTTTTGGTTGCAAGGTGGGCAGGTCATATTGACTCCTAATAACAACGTAAGATTTCAACGTCAGGGCCAACAACACAGGTTTTGTAAGCCCCTTTACCCCAATTTCCTGAGGCCCATGCAGAGATTGCTCCTTGCAGCGCCCTTGGTTCAAAATCAAAGTTTTTAATGGCAACAACATCGCCAGGTTGCATGTCTTTGATAAGTGGGTAATAGAACCTGTGCATCGTCCCTGGTGGGTGCTTAAAGGTTTTGCTTAATTTCTTCGGCACAGAGACAGTAAGCACGCCATACTCATTGCCATCCTGATCGATGACCTTGTATTTGCAACCTGACGCGTCAAGCAACTTAATCGCTTGAGCGATGGTGCGTTTAACGATCTCTGGAATCATGCTGCCTCCTCATCAAAGCAAGTGCTGATGTCTTTAACAGCATCACGGTTCTTGATGACGTTCATCATTTGCTTAAGTTCTTCTACCTCATCAAACAAGCGTTCAATGACCTTGACTT